TTCTGCGATATTCTGTTCCATTTCCGAAATTTGGGAAATGCAGGGAAATGCCGTAGAATGATGTTTTTCGTGAAAAATGCGCGTTCTACGGCGTTTCTATCGATTATCAATTTTCAGCAAATGCGACAGAATGGTGCAGGAGGCCTATTTTCTTTGTCTTTGCTGGATGAGAGTCTGAAAGCATGCGTCCTGCGGCTTTCCCTTGCATTTTCCATATTTTGATAATGCAAGGGAAGCGTGCGATATGTGGTTTTTGAGTGCGGAATCGTCATTCGGAGATGTTCTGCTCGATTGTCCATTTTTGGAAAATGGTAGGGATTGCCGCCAGGGTCCTTTTTTGCTCTCTATGCTTTGCGTATTTTGTTGCGTAATGAGTTAGCATATGATGTTTTATATTGCTTGTGTTAAAGTTTTTGTTTAGATTAAGCGTCTATATGCAAAGCGAAAGGCCCCCGCCCTTGTGTGGGCGAGGGTCTTTGCCGTTGCGTTCCGGGGGCTGGCGGGGTCAGTCCGTCGCTTCCCCTGTCTCTTCCATGAGATCTCTCTCCTCGCGGAGTATCTTGTCGTCTTCCTGCTTGTCGTCCGTGGGCTTCGTCTTGCCGTAGTACTCCGGGTGCGCCATGACGTGGGCGTTGATGAGCTCGGAGTGCTTGATTAGGAAATCGGCGTCTGGGACGACGAGTATGTTGGCGAGCGTGGACGTGGCGCAAGCCATGAGCCAGTCGTCCTTCTTCTGGTCGAGGATGAGCTTGAGGAACTGCCCCGCCGCCGTGTCCAGCGATGCGCTCCATGAGGCCAGTCCCGATGCGGTGGTCACTTTGACGTGCCGTCCTTCCTCGCGGAAGATGAAGTTCCCCGCCCTGTAGTCTCCGTCCTGGAGGAGGATTTTCCCCTTGCGGTCTATTTTCATTTCCTGCCTCCTTTCCTTGATGGTTTCTTCTTCTCCGTCCCTTCGGGCTCCGCAGGCTCGTCCTCTGATGGCCTTTCCCATATCTGCGCCTCGATGAGGGCGGCGAGGGTCCCGGCTTCCTCTGCGGACAGCCTCTCCTCTCTCCCGTAGCGGTCCGTGGCCCTCATCCCATCCTGGGCCTTCCTGAGCTTCTTTAGCATCGCGCGGCATTCGTTCGTGGTGCCTGGGATAAAGTTAGTTAATTGTGTCATAATAATTTAAAGTGTTTTAGTTTAACTTTTAATTAAAGTAATTCATTGCTTTCTCCAACTTGAAATATATCTATAGGAGAAGTATCGTTATCTATTGATTTAGAGCGTGTTTTTCGCTTGTGCTTTGGTGGCCTGCCTATCCTCTTCCCGTTCTTGGTGTATCCTGGGCGCTGGACGTAGTAGTTCTTCTTCTCGTCCTCGTCCTCTCCCTCTTCCTCTTCGGGTGCGGCGCCGGTCGTCTCTTCCGGCTCCGTGATTACGTGGTTGCCGCGGAAGGGGCAGGTGTCGCATTCCGGGCGCGGAAGGTAGAAGTGGATGGTGTTGTCGTCGTTCCCCGCGCCCTGCCTGCGCTTGAGCTTGTCGTACTTGTCCAGGAGGTCCACTCTCTTGGGGTCGCTCGGCTCCAGCTGCGTGATGGTCTCCCACATGGCCGCCAGTATCTCGTCGTCGGCCACGGGCTCCGTGTCCCCCTGCCAGAGCTTGCGCTGAAGGAAGCTGCTGCCCCCGTCGGCGCGCTTCGCCCCCCTGCCGTCGGATATGCCTCCCGGCGTGGGGTGGAGCTTCTGGTACTCGTCCAGGACGCATCCGCCCCGGAGCTGCTTGACGCGCTTCTTGCGGAGCTTGTCGAAGTCGGCGTTGGAGGAGAAGGAGAGCGCCGCGTGCGCGGCCTCGGCCTTGTCGTCGGACTCACGGAGGAGCCCCACCGCGAGCATGGCGTCCTGCGCGTCCCATCCCCAGGCCATGAGCTCGGCCACGGCCATCTGCTTAGGGTCTACGTTCTCGTCCCTGGCCCGGCCTCTTCTTTTCTTTGAGTATTCTATCATGTCAGTCTATGTAAGCCGTGAAGCATTTGCAATGGAGGTGAAACGGTGGCATCCCCATATCGTCGGATGGGTCGTGGAGGAATCCCGTCTGCGCGTCGCACGTCTCGCACGGGAAGGACGATCCGCGGAAGACGTAGAACCCGCGTCTTCCAGCGTTCGCCCTCGCCCAGTTCTGCATCCATCCCCTCGCCACGGCGAAGGTCGCCAGCGCGGCCAGCGCGGCCCTGGCGGAGATGGGCGTTCCCTTGCCGTAGCTCGGGATTTCCCTCAGGCGCGCGGCCTCCCCTTCCCCCATGTGGCTCTTCACCCACGGGTTGTCGTAGGGGCGGTCGAGGTGGTCGGCGATTCCGCGGGCTATCTCGTTCTTGTCCCTGATCCCCTCTAGTCCCGCCGCCGCGATGGCGGACTCCGTCTCGTATCCCCACCGGGAGGCGTACTCGGCCAGTCTCTGTTTCAGCGTCTTGCCGTGGTCTTCGCTGGTGAGGGCGGGGGCTGCGAACTTCCCTCCGTCGTCGTCGGCGAAGGTGTCCAGCTCCTTGATTCTGGAGTAGAGCGCTTCGCGTAGGAGCGCCAGCGCGGTGGCGACCTCTGCCTTGAGGGCGGGGTTCGCCGAGAACCGGAACTTCTCCGGGGGGATGCCGTACCTGAGCGAGATCTCCGCTATGCGCCTTGCCGCGGAGACGAGCGCGTCGTCGAGCTCCGAGGCCATCAGCCTCTCGGCCCTGAGCCGCAGCAGCAGGTGCTCCTTGGCCCTGTTCATGTCTTGCTCCGTCGGTGTCATTGCTCGGAGCCGAATTTCTGCGCCTCGAACTGCGCCAGTATGTCTGCGCTCTCGGCTTCCTTGGCTTCCGCCGCCAGCCGCTCTCTCTCGGTGCCCACCGTGTAGAACGACGCCCTCTCGGATGCCGTGCGCTTCGAGACGAACCCGTTCTGCACCCCCATGGCGAGGTCGGACATGATGGCGCTCTCGTTTTGATGGATGTAGGGCTTGATCCACGGGCGCAGCGGGAGGTTCACGAAGGCGAGGGACTTCCTCATCTCCACGCCGTACCCGTAGGCGAACAGGTACGTTATGCCGTTGAGGGCCGGGGTGTACTCCTGCGCGTCCGTCATGCCTCTCTCCACCGCCGGGGAGTAGAGTATCTTCAGCGCTGCCGCAGGGAGGTCGCCGCTCTTGAGCTCGGGAGGGGTTACGACGAAGGATTGTTCGAAGATGCGGTCGTGGAGCTCGGAGAGCTCGCGCATGAAGGACTCGCTCGCCGACTGCGCGGAGAGATACCCTGCGCTGTCGTCTGGCCCCATGGCTATCGTCTTGATGGTGCCGTTCATGTCGTGGTTGGCCTCGACGTTGTCTCCCTTGAGGTACATGATCGGCTCGCCGAACGCCTTGTTGTTGTGCGCCATCTGCGAGAAGCCGATCTCGTATTCGTCGATGGAGTCCTGTGACGGGGACCAGCACGGCCCGTTCTCGTTGCGGTAGTATTCCACTGGCACGCGCGTGAAGCCGTGAGGAATCGCTCCCAGTTCGGGGTCGTCGTAGGCGTAGCCGTCGAGGTAGCGTGCGTCCGGTCCGCTGCCGAAGATGAGCGTGGCCGGGCTGTCTTCCGCCTCCGTGGCTCGATGGAGCCTGTGGAGGCAGGTCCTGTCCCAGACCTCCAGGCGCTCCGTGGCCGTCCCGTCCTCGGCGTATTCCTTGTAGGCGCGCGCGAACACCGTCAGCTTCCCGTTCCTTCCGTAGTGAGGATAGAGCCTGTCGCCCTTGAAGAAGGACAGCGTCTCCCACCCGAACTCGCCGCCCTCCAGGTAGGCCACGAAGGCCGCGTCCCCTGTGATCTTGACGCTCTTGGCGAACTCGTAGAAGGCGTATTCCATGTTCTTGCCCTGCCATCCGTCCATGAACAGCTTCATGTCCCTCTCCGTTTCCTTGTTTGCCGTGTCTGTGTTCAGGTCGAATTGTATGTCGTTGCCGCAGAGGTGGACTAGGTGCTTGAGGGTGATGAGCTGCTGGTAGGCGAAGGAATAGCGCGGCACCTTCTCCACGTAGGTGTTGTGCGTGGTCCTTCCGGTGTCGTTGCCCTCTCCGTCTAGGATAGGCTCCTCTATGTCCCTCCAGATGTCCGGGTAGAACATCGGGTCCTGTATGTCGTGGGAGGACGGGTAATATTGCCGTATGAAGTCGTCCTGTATCCTGGTTTTCGTCCTCAGCGGCGTTCCGGGCGCGGACGGCAGCACCGTCAGCCACGGTCTTTTTGAAAGTAATGCTCTCATTATATGAATCTTATTGATGTTGCCTTGCGGTATTGCGGGATGCCCCTCGCCTTTGCGTGCATGCTCTTGCCGACCTCGAAGATGAACCGCATCAGGAGCGCCTCTATGTAGTCCGGGGAGTGCCCCACGAGCGCCTTCATCGCCTTCTTCTTGATGAGCGAGAAGCCCTTGTCGGAGGACTCGTCCTCGGCGCGTATCGCCTTGCGTTCCTTGAGGAGGATCTGGCGGAGGGGGGCGTTGGAGAAGCCCCTCCCGGAGAAGCGCATCGTGAGCAGCCTGGGCTCGATGCTGATCTCCCCGTCTATGAGCTTGTGGGCGAAGAGGTAGGCGCACTGGCTCTTGAGGTCGCGGTACATGCCCTTGAGCCTCGGGTTCACCCCTGCGGTGTTGTTGAACGGCCGGGCGTGGGGGAAGAAGCCCCTGAACGCCTGCCCCAGCCCGTTGAGGTCGTAGGTGAGGTGCTCTTCCAGCACCCCCCATTCCTGTAGCTTTCCCTTCACGTTGCCGATGGTCGCCTTGGCGTCGTAGCGGCACACGTATAGGTCCTTGATGTGGAAGCCTTCCCACAGCCACATCACGAGGGAGTCTCCGCCCTCGAAGGCTATGTCGCAGGAGGCGTAGCGCGCACCGCCCTCGATTTTCGGGAGCTCGAAGAACCGCTCCATGTCTATGAGCTTGATCAAGTCGTCCCCGGACGACTTGAAGTTCCAGTTCCCCTCGAGGTCTCGCGCCCGCTGCTCGTCGGACTGCTGGGCGAGGTTGGCGAGGTAGTTGGGGTCGGAGATCATGAGTTTCAGGTTCTCCTCCAGCCCGGCCCGGACGAAGGTGACTGATTTCACGAACATCCTCTTCTTGTCGTACCCCAGCCCGGCGTAGCTCTCGTTCCACAGGGAGTCGATGATTTCCTTGCACTGCTCGTACACCTCCTCCGGTGTGTCTCCCCAGAAGATCGTGTCGGGGCTGTCCCCGTCCATGAAGCAGTAGCGCACCGCGCAGTCGCGCTCGGGGATCGGGAACCCGTCGGGGCCTATCCACCAGTCGATGAACTTGCGCACCCACGAGTCGGGGTCGGGGTTGCACGTCCCCCAGATGCGGTTGTGCAGCCCCATGCCGTTCCTGTTGCAGGTGACGAGGTACTTGAACTTCTCGTATGGTATGTGGGTTATCTCGTCGATGCCGATGTAGTTGTACTGCTTGCCCTGGAATCTCTTCTTGAAGTCGTCGAGGTTGTCCCCGTAGTAGGAGAACCGCAGCTTGCCCCCCGAGTAGAGGTTCCACGTGCGGTCGTCGCGGCTGCGGTTGAAGGTCCCGTACTGCGAGTACATGGATACGGAGTAGTCGATGATCTGCGTGAGGTCGTCCCTCTCGTTGCGGACGATGAGGCCGCTGAACGCCGGGTCGTTGATGTCCTTCAGCCCCTCCATGACGAGGGAGAACGACTTTGAGTTGTGCGTGACGATAAAGTCCTCGACTATGAAGAGCGAATTGGCATTGTCAACCGCGATGCAGCAACACTCCTTTTCTCCGACGTATTCGGCTTTCACGATGCGGCGCGACAGTTCGCTTACGCCGCCGTTGTATTTCTTTTCCCTTTCTTGCTTGCGGGTAAGCCTGAAGATTTGTGCGGCGTTGTTTATTTTGATATAGACGTTGTATACACCTTGGCATTCATGGCGGATGCCGTTTGATGTATATCCCGAAGATTTGTGCGTAATGGTGGCAAGGCCGCCCAGGCTGCTTACGAGGAACTTGACATCTTCAGCGAGTTGCTTGCTTATTGTCGAGAATGAGCAATGCCCGCGGGCGTCTATTGTGCCGTCCGTATCCATAAGACCTTGGAGGACGGCGCGGCGCGTCTCTATCGTCCCGAACTTATAAATATGAGGAACGTGTTTTTCCGCCGCATCTTTGGTTACGTCGAGCTCGGCAAGCTCTCCGACAAGTTCTTCGCTGCTTATTGCATAGTCAATTCCCTTACCGTTCCTTTGTTTTATGTTGTAACCGAGAGAAGCTATGTAATCGACGATTTCTTTGTCTTGGGTGCTAATCAGTATGGTTTTCCTGTGGGTATAGCGAATTAATTTTTCGGTCATACAACCATCGCCAAGCAGGAGACCGAGCAGATATGAGTCAACCGTGATGGAACCGCCACCTCTCTGCCCGATCGTAAACTGCACAGGCTGACAGATAGGAATGTTTATATGCCCTTTCTTTACTTCACCCGATTCTTCCTTCTTAAGCCTGTCTACAATCATCTGCGTAGTCCATATGCGGTAGTCGTCGGTCAGGTCAAGGCCATGCAGGATGCGCTTCTTGCTGCGATAACATGTTCTTCTCACGTTCCAGAGGTGGTCGTAAGATGCGACTACGGATGAGCCGTCTATGAAGGTTAGTTTGTAGCAAGGGAGTTTTCCGTGGTCTTGACGATAAATCACCCTTTGCTGGCCTCCGTCCGTTGATGATATAATATCACCGGCTTTCAAGTTACCGATTCTCCGGTATCCGAAAGGCGTTACTACTCTTGTATCAACTTGGAGTGGGCCGCCGCGTGAACCTCCACTTATTATGATGTCCGCGTAGCGCGATAGCATGCGCTCCTGCGCCCCCGCCTGGGCTATGATGCGGCGCGGGTTAATGCTGCCCCTGTCCTTGTCCCTGAGCTCCTGTGCCGCCGCATAGGACAGGACGGGCATGTCTTGGGAAAATACCATGATAGGCTAAGCTTAAGCGGTTCATCGCAAATTTATTAAAAATTTTACAACAATTGTTGTATTTTGTTTAAAAATTGCTAATTTTGCCAAAGAGTATAGAAAGGTTTTATGGCGTTCGAATCGAGGGAGGCGCCCGGGAACGGGGTGGAGAAGGACTTCGTCACGTGCCCGTTATGCGGGCAGAAGCTGTTTAACGTCGTTTCCCTTGCGGGTACTGCGGAGGTCATAGTCAAGTGCCGACGCTGTCATCGCTTCATAAGGATTCGGCTTAGCTCCTGACATGCTCGGAAAGAGAGAAAAAGCCTTAGAGCTACGTTGGCGACGCTAGTCGCCGATGCGGCTCTATTTTTTTTATGCTCACTTTAAAGCTCTTTAACATAATGAAAACCAAGATTTTAGCAGCGCTTAAAACCAAGTATTCGAACTTGGGGTTGAGCGACAAGGCGTTTGACGGGGTGGCCGCGCTGCTCGCAAAAACCGTCGAGAAAGAGGAGGAAATCGATGCGATCGTGGCTGGAGCCGAGGTCGAGTCCCTTTTGAAGTCCATTCAGGGCTCCGTCGATGCGGAGCGCACCAGGGCCGCCAAGGCAGCTAAGGACCTGGACGACTACAAGAAGGAACACCCTGAGGCGCAGCCTGGCGCGGATGATCCCGAGCTGAGGCAGCTGAGGGACGACTTAGCCGCGCAGAAGAAGGCGTTCGAGGAACTCCAGGCCGATTACCGAGCCCAGGTCAAGCAGGGCAGGCATAACGCCCTGCGGGACGAAGTGAGGGGAAAGGCCGACGAGCTCAAGGTGTCCAACGTGCCGATATGGGACGACGTGGTGGCGGCGGTCGAGGTCAATGACGAGACCACCGCGGACGCTCTCCTGTCTTCGGTGAGGAACGCCTACGAGGCCAAGCTGAAGGCTTACATCGGCGACGGGGCGGCCCCTTACAGGGGGGAAGGCTCCGGGAAGCCAGCCGAGGTGACTCCTGAGGGCAGGGCCAAGAAGGCGAAGGAGGATGCCGACAGGGTTCGCAGAAGTTAGCAGAATCATAAACGAAAACCATTATGGCTTACGAACATTTCAACAACGCTTATTCGCGCCGTTCCATGTCCTTTGGGGGCGCGAACCCATTCCTCTGCCATCCGGACGAGGTGAAGTACCGCCAGTACGGCTTCATCCTCTCGGACGAGCTGGGGGAGAGGGAGCTCGTGCATGCAGGCACGCCCGTAGAAGTAGACCTCGCGGCTCACACCGCGAAGATTATGAAGGTATGGGAGGTGCTGTCCGTTAAGACGGCGGATACCAATAATGTCATCACCCTTAACGCCAGCTGGCTTGCGCCGAAGCTCTCGGCCACCGACGTGGTCATGGTAGTCCCTTCGTCCATTTCCGGCACCGGCAAGGCCGTGGCCGCCGGGGAGGTGACCGACAACGGGGACGGCACCATTTCCATTACCGTGGCGAGCGCCAGCATCGACGCTGTCGCCGCAGGGTCTCTCCTTTCTATAGCCTCCGGTGCAGGCTCCGGCAAGGCGCTCGCCGTGAAGGGCAACAGCGTCCTCACCCGCGACCTTTACGCCGGGAACGGGCAGAACTTCGTGGACGTTCCCCGCGGGGAGCTCTATTGCTACGTGAACACCGTGAACTCAATCCCGCCAGCCGTCATCGGCGCGGCGAGAGAGATAGGGCTGCTCATCGAGCCGGAGTATTTCGCAGAGAGAACCGATTAAAGAAGGAGGACTGAATTATGGCAAAGAATTTCATTTCCGGTCTTTATTCGACCGATTTTTACAGGCTTCTTGAGCCGGGCCTCCTGGCTCGCGGCTACGAGTCCCTGGAGGACTGGATCGCCGAGCAGCCGAACTACTGGTTCGACGAGGAGGCGTGGAAGTCCGTGTACACCCTGGCTCCGTTCGAGAACCCCGCCCGCACCTTCGACCAGAGGATCGGGAGCCGCAGCGTGCCTATCATGGCCACTTACCTCTCCGATGAGGCCGAGGGTCCGTTGCTCTCTGCCGAGGGCTTCTCCAAGAAGACGGGGGAGATCCCTCGCATGGGTCGCGGGCTGGCCTTCGACATGGCTTCGTATGAGAAGCTCCAGATGCTCGACCGACAGGGAGAGAACGTCCAGGATGCCTTCTACGACCAGTTCCTGAAGGACACGATGAACCTCATGCAGAGCATCCACAGCCAGCGTTCGTTCACCGGGTTCCAGGTGGAGTCCAAGGGCTCGTACCTGACCACCCAGGCCACCAGCAGCGGTGGCATCGTCGGCTTCGAGATCAACCTCAACCCTCTGGAGGAGAACCGCAAGGGATGCGGAGGCTTCTGGCTGGGAGAGCATAAGCACGGGACGGCTCACAAGTGGTCCGAGGCCGAGGCCAAGCCGATCGGCGACCTGGAGGACATGTATAATTACGGGTGGAGGAAGCAGATCATCCAGCGCGACCCGTCGCGCTGCGTGTTCCGCATGAGCGCCACCGCCTGGGAGGTCATGAAGGCCCATGCCGACACCAAGGCCCGCGTGGCCCTGTGGAAGTACGGCCCTACCAGCGGCTCCCTGGAGTCCTACGTGGTGAGCGACGCCGACCTCAAGGGCTATCTGGCGTCTCTTTCCCTGCCAGCCGTCGAGGTCGTGTCCTATTACGGATTCGGCACCGTCATCAACAAGCAGACGAAGAAGTTCGAGACCGTCGAGACCGAGGCGTTCGACGCGGACACCGTGGTGCTCCGCCCGTCCGGCAAGTTCGGGGAAATCCAGTGGAAGCGCGCCAACAACATGCTCGCCACCTCCGACTCCCCTATCATGTACGCCGACGGAGGCTCCATGGCCATCAGCGAGGACCGCGGCAAGAAGGGGCTGACCTTCCAGATCGAGTCCATCTGCCTGCCGGTGCCTAAGGCCATACAGTCCGTGCTCTATCTGAGCGTCAACAAGGCTGGCTGATAACGAAATATTTTCTGACTGAACCGAGGATATGCCCAAGCTCATCGAAGATTACCTCAGGGATCTCACGGCGTTCGACGTCACCGACGGGGCCATCGAGAACGTGCTGATAGACGCAGGCGTTCCGGCTGGCTCCGAGGTGGGGAGCCTCACCGTAAGGCAGATGGACCTCTGCAAGGCTTACACTTACCTCTGGTGCGCGTCCACCCCGTCCATCACCGGCTCCGTGGAGGACTCGGATGGCGGATGGTCGCACAAGGAGGGCGGCAAGCAGAGCTCAGCCTACGACAAGAGGCTCATGCGCCAGATGGGGCTTGATCTCCTCGACAAGTACGGGCTCAGCTCGGCGAAGTCTACGATCAACGTTGTGGCAGGGGGCATCAAGGTGTTCCCCCGCCGCAAGTAAAAGCTCTTTGACATGGCATGCAACCCTCGCTTCCCGCATACGCTTAAGGTCCTCAGGGCCGTATTCAACGAGAATGGAGAACCCGCCTTCGACGAGTCCGCCAATCCCGTTTACGAGGCCGTGGCCTTCAAGGTGGCGAGATACGAGAAGAACTTGCCCGTCCGCGGATCGGAGGCGGAGACGACCGAGATTCCTTTCGGCTATAGGCAGCAGACTGCCAACGCGGTGCTCAACGGAGACGCGATAATAGCCGAGATGAAGATCGCGTGTCCGCTGATAATCGGAGACATGCGCACTAAGGACCTGCTAGAGCTGACGGACGAAGACCGGACTTTCAGGGCGGAGGTCGTGAAGAAGGTCAACTCCAATTTCGGGACGAACATCTGGTATAACGAGGTCAGGCAATGACGAATCAGGAGATCATAAGGAATAAGTTCGAGGCTTTCCTGCAAGGGGTGCGCAGTGGCGGCAGCGCCGCTCTCTGCACCCAGATGGAGGATACGCTGGGGCATTCCCTGAACGCTCACGAGGCTCTCGAGGGCGGGTATCACACCCATCACCTCGAGGAATCGGATTCGCACGGCTGGGCCGTCGCCGACGGGGGATCCATCGTGGGGTCTGGCGCCAGCCTGCTGGAGCAGCCCAACAAGTACGGGTCCGCCGAGGAGGACGCGCAGAAGGAGGCCGCGAGGGAGAATCCCGGTCAGAAGGGAGTCTTCTCGGCCGTGATGGTTCATCCTTTCGCGGGTGGCTCTGTGCGCACGGAGGAAGACAAGCCGATGCTTGGGGAGCCGCACGACAGCGTGAGGTTCGAGACCAAGATACAGGAGCTGCTTAGGGCCTCGGCTCATGTCAACTTCCCTAGGTTCTTTCGTAACTGCGTTAAGGCGTCGCTGAGGAAATGAACAGGTTCGACATCACCGAGATAGAGGAGGCCGTGAAGCGGATCGTGCGCGAGGCTGGCGTTTCTCAGTCCGTGTACTCCAACCGCCCCAAGGCGATGCGCGAGCCCAAGGACGACTTCGTTATCGTCTCGGTGTCGGGAAGGGTCAGCGACCGCGCCGCCTACGGCGAGTGCAAGGTGCTTGTCTATCTCTTCGCTAGGGACGCTCACGGGTTCAAGAACGGGGCGAAGCTGAGCAAGATGTATTCTGCCTTCGTAGCCGGGCTCCCTGGCTTCTCTGGCAGGTACGAGCTAGACCAGACCCCGTCGGTGCTCGGGGATGCGGCGGACGACTACGGATACCATGCGAGAGTGATCGAGCTATTTGTGAACATTAAATCAATCGAATAATTCATTATGGCAACTTTAACAGCAGCAATGAAGCGGGATTTGCACATAGGCAATTCCCAGCTGGCTATACTCCCGTACAATCCCGGGGTCTCGTATAGCACCCCAACCGACTTCTCCGATGCCGACGTCCTCTACACCTTAGAGGGGACGCTCAACTTCGACGAGGGGTCCGCATCCACCAATCCCGTCCGCCTCGACCAGAAGCACGAGGTCATAGACAACGAGTTTGGCGAGGATCAGGAATACACCATGACTGGCGACGTTCCTTACATCAACCTCGACCTGATGTCATTCTTCTTCGAGGAGGGCAAGGCCGTTACCGGAGTGAAGGGCCCCGACAAGGACTTCACTTACGCCGGAAAGGGCTTTGGGGCGGCCAAGACCAGGGAGGTTGTGGTGCTGGCGGTATCTCAGAGCAAGAAGACCTCCATCATCCTCAACCGCGTCAAGATGCGCCTCTCTCACCCTAAGGGCAGCGACAACACCAGCCCGAAGGTGATGAGCATAATCGGAGTCTGCGTCGCGGACGCCAACGGCATGGTGGTCACTTCCCTGCCTAACGCGACGAAGGTCGAAGCCGGAGGCTGATCTTCCGGAGTCCTTTATCGGGGGCGGGTGTGTTTTTTGTCGCCCGCCCCTTTTTTTATTCAACAAAAAAAATGATTGAAGAAAAACATGAACCAGCCGGAACTGGCGGCGCGCATGGCGCTGTCGCAGCTAGAGTCTAGCCAGGAGGAATACGTGTCCATCGATGGCACGAGGAAGAAGCTCAAGATCGGCTTCCTGCACGATTACACGATTCAGAAGATAACCGAGCTTCTTCTGGAGAGGGAGGAGATCGAGAAGGTCGCGAGGGACGGAAATTCCGACGACATCATGCGCTCGGCGGTGAAGCACCCGTATTTCTCGATAAAGATGGTCGCGCTCGCGGTGCTCAACTCGCCCTTCAAGATAGCGGTCTTTTATCCGTTCTTGTGGCGCTGGTGGGCTTTCGTGAGGAGGTTTAACGAGGCTCAGATGGCATCGGCTACGATGGCCATCCAAAAAAAAAATCAGGGAGTTCTGCATGATGTGCTATCTGACTATCACGTGCTGGAAGGATATGAGGACGGATCTGATGGCGATGACGAGGGGGGAAGCCGGGCTGTCCCGTCAAGAACCCACGCCGGAAGGATAGCCGCGTTCGTGAAGGACTTCCCTTGCTACGGAGACACGAGGTGGGTTCCGTTCGCGGGGAGGATAATCAATTACACGGCTCGGTGCGTGCTTACCATCCAGCAGATAAGCCTCATGCAGAGCGACTTGCCGCACACCCTGTTCAAGAGAACGGGGCGGGGAGAGGGTAAGGCCTTCAATCCGCGCGACAAGGCGTTCGAGCTCCAGCGGCTTGCGGACGAGAAGGCTGCGGCGAGGAGGAAGGCGCGCCAGGAGAAGGAGGGATACACTGTCGACGAGGTGTTCCGCGGCGACGCCGACCAAGGCTAATTACACTTTAAACAACGATTATTATGGCTGACGTTGGAAACGACATAGACAATCTGAGATTCAGCATCATCCTGGACGACTCGCAGTTCAGGAAGAAGATGAAGGAGACTGAGGACCTGGCGAACAAGTTCGAGAAATCCGTCCGCGACGCCCTCGCCATAACCAACCTGCTCAACCAGGCGCAGGGCGGGGGTGCGCAGGGCGTGAAGCAGAAGGCGAAGGAGCAGGAAAAGGTGGTGAGCCTCACCCGGCAGGAGCTGGAGGCCAAGATGGCCGCCGGCGCCGCCACCAAGAAAGAGCTCAGCCAGCTCGCCGCTCTCGTCCGGGCGAGCAACTCCCTCCTGGAGGAGGATAAGAAGCGCCTCGACATCCAGAAGAAGGAGCTGGACGTGCAGGACAAGCAGGAGCGGAATGCTCAGAGGCGCAAGCGGGGCGAGAGGGACTTGGGGAGCGCCATCAGCGGGAACACGTCCCGGCTGATGATGCAGAACGACATCATGAAGGAGATGTCGTCATACGTCATGCGATACGCCTCCGTCCTTGGGGCGGTCTCCGTCGTGCGCAATCTCGTCCGGATAACGGGAGAATTCGAGGCCCAGCACCAGGCGTTGCGGGCCATCTTGCAGGACAGGGCCGCCGCTGACGAGATCTTCAATCAGCTGAAAGTCCTGGCGGTGAAGTCCCCGTACACGTTCAAGGATTTAACGTCTTACGCCAAGCAGCTGACCGCCTTTTCTACCCCAGTCAATGAGGTCTATGAGACCACGAAGAAGCTGGCGGACGTTTCCGCCGGACTCGGCGTGGACATGGGGCGCATCATCCTGGCCTATGGCCAGGTGCGCTCGGCGGAGTTCCTGCGCGGGCAGGAGGTGCGGCAGTTCACCGAGGCCGGCGTGCCGATATTGAAAGACCTCGCGGACCAGTTCGCCGAGATAGAGGGAAGGGCCATTTCCGTCGGGGAGGTCTTCGACAAGATTTCCAAGCGCCAGGTGCCGTTCGCGATGGTCGAGGAGGCGTTCAACCGCATGACCTCGGCTGGAGGCAAGTTCTACAACATGCAGGAGGTGCTGGCCGAGACCGTGAAGGGGAAGGTCTCCAACTTGCAGGACGCATGGGAGATCATGCTCTCGAAAATCGGGGACGCGCATTCCGGCACGATAAAGGGCATATTATCCGGAATCACCAACCTGCTGGCTAATTACCAGAGCTGGATAAGCATCGTGAAGGACCTGATAAGGCTAGTCGGCCTGTATGCCGCTGGCATAGCGGTGTACAATACCGTCATTAAGACCACTAATGCCCTGGCGGTCCTGAAGAATGGATATGATATCATCTCCAGCAGGCATTTGTCGGCCAGGCTCGTCATGCTGGGCAGCGAGATTTCATTGCTGAAGGCTGCCAACGTGGCGAAGGAAAAGGAGATAGCCCTGCTCAAGACCACCAAGACGCTGCGCCAGGGCGCGCTGGGTGTCCTGTCTCTCCTCCTGACGGTGGCTTGGGGGGTATATTCGAGGGTACATCAGAAGAACGAGGAAGCCAGGAAGGACTTGGACGCCATCAACTCCGCCTTCGGGAAGCTGCAGGCCACGACGCTAGAATTCAACATGGGGGCTTCGCGCGTCGAGAAGGCCTTCGCGAAGATGAAGGAGGCGGGAGGTAATGCGGCGGACAAGACGGATGCGTTCCGCAAGGCCATAGACGACCTCAAGAAGCAGTTCCCGATGTTCGTTGACGACCACATCAAGCTCGCCAATTCCGTCGACGAGTTGGGGAGGTCCTGGGACGAGGCGAGGGGCAAGATGAACCAGTACTTCGCCGACGAGGCGAGGAGTAGCTTCCACAACGACATCGCGCAGCAGAGGGACGAGAGCATCGATAAGCTGTCGAAGGACTTCTCGAAATACATAGGAGGGCTATTTAAGGATAAGGAAGCCGCTAAGATTAATGCTTCCACGGCATGGCAGTACGTCACGGGGACGATAAGCCGGGATGAGCTCGGCCCCGTCCTCGGAACGCTGGTGTCGGCCATGCGGGAGAAGACGGGAAACCACATCGAGTATTCTGGCTCTATCCTCACCGAGCTCGATGGCTACGTCAAGAAATACAACGAGATAATAGGCAGGTACGAAGACGCGCAGGACAGATTCGACTCGCTTCTCCACCAGAGGGGCTTAGCCGACACCAGAAAGGTCTTCAACGAGAAGATTTACGAAGCGTTCGCCAAGCGGTTCTCTAATTCTTCCTTCGACACGGGCGGCGAGAAGCCGGTTGCCTTCAGGGATATGTCCGGGGATGAGCAGAGGAATCTGATTAAGAGCTACCTTGATTTCTACGACATCGCTTTCACCAGCGAGCAGGAAGCCGACCAGTGGGCGAAGCTGATGCGCGCCAAGCTCGCGGACGGGAAGATACCCGATTCGGTGAAAAGCGTCATACGCTCGGTCTTCGACCAGTTCAAGATCGCGGTAGACCCCAACGCCCTTTTCGGGTTCCAGAAGGAGGTGAAGGATGTCATCGACAATTTCGGGGATGTCCTTCGCAAGGCGCTGGAAGAACGGGGCGACATGACCCCTGAGGCGATGGACGCTTTCGTAGAGAAGCACAAGTCGGCGGGAGACGGCTTCCGCGCCAAAGTGACGGACACCATCGACGGCTACGTGGAGGCTCGCGTGAAGGACGCGAACGACGTGGCGGCGAGCATGAAGATAACGCCGAAGGATTTCTCCAATCTTAACGACGAGGCTTTCGCCGGGTTATGGGTCGAAGACCTCCTGCTCAAGACCATTTCCCAGAAGCTCTATGGCGAGGGCGTGTCGGACTTCAGCGGAAACACCAAAGATGCCAAGACGGAGGCCGAGGAGAGGAGGCGCAGATATGAAGAGTACAGGCGCAAGCAGGCCGCCAGCATCAATCAGCAGGTCTCCGACCTGAAGGACTTGAAGGCCGTCTACGACGAGCTCCGCCAGTACGTCAACGACGAGACCGCCAGAGGGATTCTCCATGAGATTTACGGCGACGACGCGGACAAATACCTCAAGACCGGGAAAGACTTCAAGGCGCAGCTCCTGGGCCTCGCCTCGGCTCTGGAGAAATACGACGCGAAGGCGGCCTCCCCCATCCGCCGGGACGCGAAGAAGGACGAGCTCAGGGAGCGGCTCGACAGTTACAAGCGGAGCGAAGACGCTCTTAAGAAAGCGTCCGAGATGCTTGGGCAGGCGGAAGGCCAGATGCGCAATCTTTACGGCAAGGGCACGGGCTTCGACGTGTCGAAGATATTGGACGAGCAGGCGCATAAGGATGCGAAGGCGGACGCCCAAATGGAAAAGTCCCTCAAAACCTTGGCGGATTCGGAGCTGGCATATAGGCAGCAGGCCAACGAGAAATCATGGGAAGATTACGAGGCCGATGGAGAAAAGACGATAAGAGCGCTGGCCGAATCGCAGAAGGCGGCGAACAAAGCCGAGGCGGAAGAGAGCATCAGGGACCTCGCGCAGAGATACGTCAAGGAGAAGCTTAAGGGCCTGAACGGCGGGGTCGCCCTGGATTTCGGCAGCATGAGCATAGGGGCTTTGAAGACGCTTATCGACGGGATTGAGAGCCTGATGGACGACGAATCGCTGTCCGGCATTTTCGATGACATACCGGAAGACAAGCTGGAATCGTTGCGCGGAGTCATCGGCGAGTTCAAGAAACTGGTCTCCGAGCAGCTCAACCCTACCAGGACTGAGGCCGTGCGGCATTACCTGGAGGAGATATCCAGGCTCGCCAATCAGATAGGGCAGCAGGTGAGCGGCATAGGCTCGACGCTGAGCTCCATCGGAGGGAAGGGCTGGGAAGGCATCGGGGCGGCGTTCTCCGCGATAGGCCAGGGAATACAGTCGTACGGCGGCATAAAGGACGCGCTCTCCAAACTCGACAAGAACGGCAATCTTTCTTTCGCCGGGAAGGCGTCCCTCATCGCCTCGGCGGTGGAGAACACCGTCAAGCTGATAGGCATCATCGGCGACCAGATAAGCGAGAACAAGCGCAAGCAGGAGGAATGGAACCAGACGATCAAGGACTGCGAGATGGAATACCGCAAGCTCGTGCTGGACGACATGGATTACCAGCAGGGCAACCTCTTCGGCATGGAAGACCCGTTCCAGAAGGCGAAGGACGGGGCGAAGCAGTACATGGCCGCGGTTCAGGAGCTTGAGGACATGGAGGACGACCTCGCGAAGAGCAAGATGAAGGTCAAGCTGAAGGACGTGGTGAGCGGTAAGAACGTCATGAGCGGAGTAGGCGCCGGGGCGGCCGCCGGGGCGGCGATAGGAACCGCCATTGGTGGCTGGGCGATGGGCATCGGCACGGCCATCGGCACGGCGGTAGGGGCGGTAGTGGGAGGAATCGCAACGCTCTTCGGCGCGAAGAAGAAGAAATACGTCATGCAGACCCTCGAAGAGCGGTACGGCTCCATCCTGGAGGAAGGCACGGAGACATACGAGCTCAACAAGAGGATACTCGCCGATTACGACAGGATGGACGACGCGACGAAGAAGCTCATCGACAACTGGGACGAGATACGGCAGAAGGCGCTCGACGCTGAGGCGCAGATGAAGGAGAACTTCTCGGATTTCGTGGGGAGCATGGGCGACGACATCGTGGACGAGATAACGAAGGCGTTCAGGGACGGCGACATCTATCAGGCGATGGACGACATGCACGACTACATGGGAAAGATAATGGAGAACATTCTCTCCCAGCAGGTGATGTCAGCCATTTTCACCCCCATGTTCAACGAGCTGCAAGACAGGCTGCTGAAATCTTACAAGCCCGGAGAGGGCTACGACGAGAGCATCATAGACGACCTCATTGACTTCGCCAACCAGCTGCCTAAGGGCGTCAGCCTGGCCTTCGACTCGCTTAAGTACGTGCGCGACGCGATGGCTAAGGAGGGGTATCGCCTGTGGGAGGACGCGGGGACTGACGAGCTGACGAACGGCATCAAGGGCATAAGCGAGACCCAGGGCGACCTGCTCGCCAGCTACGTCAACGGCATAAGAGCCGACGTGTCGCTCGGCAAGACGCAGTGGGAGCGCATAGCCGTGGCCGTGGAAGGCCAGTCGGCGCGGTACGTGACGCTCAACGACTACCTCGCCAAGGTTCAGGCTGATACCTCCAACATCGCCGACAGCAACCGGCGCATACTGGCGAGGCTGGAGGGCTTCATAAGGGACTTCTCCATGTCTTCCGAGTATGGCGAGTCTTTGAAGGTTCAGATGGTCAACTGATGTTGCACTTTGTTGATTTTTATGGTATTTTTGCGTTATGGCATGGCTACCTTACATAAACGATTATCATCCGCTGTACATTCAGACGGATGGCGACGACAAGGCATGGGGCACCGAGACATACGGGCTCGTCGCCAAGTCCAGCCCATACCCAGCTTTCCCTGAGCCGAAGGACCCGTATAAGAACGATTTCCGCGACGAGAACGGGGACGAAGAGGCGGACTGGGTGATGCATTTCAGGTCCTTCACCTTCAAGGTGCAGTTCTACGTCAAGGCGTTCGACGAGGCGAAGGGGGGCACGGTGCGGAAGGCGTCGGACGTGCTTCGGGAGCAGGAATCCGCTTTCTTCGAGAAAATCAAGGAGGGAGAGTTCAAGGTATACGATTCCTACACCGGGTTAGGCCGCCAGAAGGTACGGTACGCCGGATATGAGGAGTCCGGGGAGGGATTCTTGGCTAGGGACGACTGGGCGCGCCACGTGTTCAGCGTCTCTTTCAAGGTGAACGACCCCGTGACGGCCATGAGGATCTCGGGGGGCGTCATCGTCCCGATAACTTAAGGAGGGCTGCGGCATGTCTAGATTCAGCATTTACTCAAGAGATGGCGCGACCATCAGGCACGGCGGGAAGCCGAAGTATCAGGGAACCTATCTTAAGGTCTCCTATCTGGATTTCGGCGATGTCTCCAGCCCCGTCCCCATCGACTGGCAGATAGGCGATTACGTTGATTATCCGAGGACCGGACTGCGCTACCGCCTCTATTCGATTCCTCAGCCGAAGAAGCAGGCGAGGAGAGACGAGGCCGGGGATGCGTTCGTCTACGACGGCGTGAAGCTCTACGACGCGACCAAAGAGCTTTCGATAGCCCTCTTCAGCGACGTGGTGAGAGACGACAACGGCGTGCATTTCTCGTCGAAGGAGTCTTTCTCCACGTATGAGGATGTCTACGGCATAGCGAGGCGCATACAGGCGAACATGGACGAGTTCTACCCCGGGAAGTGGACGATAAAGGTCATGGATTTCGACGCGTCCGAGGACGCCGACATCATAGCGCAGGTGAGCGAGGCCAAGAACTTCCAGGTCAGCAACGGGGGGACGTGCCTCAACGCCCTCAGCCAGATATACAACACGTGGGACGGGATTGGCTGGGTCCACGACTACGACGCGGCCTCCGGGAAGGATGTCATCCTGATAGGCAGGCCGAACAAGCGCTCCGCGGACAACACCACGTCGCCGTTCCTGTACGGCAAGGGCAAGGGGCTCACGGCGATACGCAAGTCGTACACCAACGAGGACGACTTCGGCACGAGGCTCTACCCTTTCGGGAGCGTCAAGAACATGCCGAGCCGATATTACAACGGCAAGGACATCCTGAATGCCGAATCGGTGGACATTGGGCACCTGATGATCCCTGTTTCTCGCTGGGGGCTGACGGACGGCAAGCCCGACCCTGCGAAGGCATACGTGCAGGACGACGAGAAGGTCGCCAAGTACGGGCTAGTGCCAAGGAAGGTCTATTTCGGCGACAATGACAACGGCGAGGTGTTCCCGACCATAGAGAACGTCACGATGGGGCAGATAAGGGCGGCCAAGGCGGAGATGAACGACTCCGAATACGTGCCGAGCAGGGCCGTTTACCCGGACGACTCGGAGATAGCCAACAAGCTGAAATCCGCCGTCAATCCCGCCGACGACGGCGCGGAGGTGAACGACGCCAACGACTTCCTTGAGCAGCAGGCCGTGACGATAGAGATGGAGAAGGCTCGGTTCGGTTACGGGACGCAGCGCGAGGTTCTTCTCGCCACGATAACGGCGGGCCATGACGGGCGAGGCTACCTCCTGTGGGACGACCAGGGGAACACTAAGGTCAATTTCTCTGATGGCTTATTCTCAAACGATTCGCTATCCGTCGCCCTCGTGGTCAGGCGCAAGGACAGGAACGACGTGGAGATAGCCCTCGATTACGTCAGGCCGCTCGGCAAGGGCGAGCAGGCTGAGGGGCTGTCGCTGCTTGTCCCGGCCAATGCGACCATAGAGGACATAACGAAGGGCGAGACGCTGACTTATTACCTGCGGTTCAACGCGCAGAGTATTTATCCGGAGAGAGGCAGGACAGCGCCGCACTTTTATTCGGCCGAGATACCGAAGGCTGCTGGCAAGTTCAGCATGCGCAACTCGCTCCCGTCAGCGTTCAGCGTGGTGATAAAGCAGATAGGCTTCGACATATCCAAGAGGGTGTCCACGTCGGACAACGGGATAGGAGTCCTCTCCATGCTCGACGGCATGTGCGGCGGGAGGGACTTCACCATACGGTCGTGCGCCTACCAGAAGGACACGGACGACTGGAAGCTCGGCCTCGTAAGACAGAAGGATTCCGGCACTGGCATGTACTATCCGAATGCCTCCTTCCCGATGAAGGAGGGAGACCGGTTCGTCCTCACGGGCTTCGCGATGCCGGAAATCTACGTCGAGATGGCCTCGCAGCGGCTCTACGAGAAGGCCGTGGCGATGCTCAGGGACATCAGCACGGGCAAGTCCTACTATGAGCCTGAGATAGACAACATACAGATGGCGCGGTCCGGGGTTAAGCTCCGCGAGGGGATGTACATGCGCATCGACGACGACGACATCCTTGAGACCGGGACGGACTACGCCATCATAGATTCCCTGACGATAGACGAGGGCGAGGCTGAGATACCCACTTACAAGGTCACGCTGAGGGAGAAGAAGAAGGTCTCCTACTTGGAGGCCACGGAGAACGCCCTTGCGGACATCAACGGGAAGATAGACGTGCTGGCGAGCGGGCGGGGCTTCTCCAGCAGGCTGCCCATCGTCGGCACGGACGATGCCACCCGCCCGTCCGACAGGAACGTCTACTCCGCCCTGCGGTCGATGGCCGAGTTCCTCTCCAAGAGGAACGACGACACGGTCAAGGGATGGATAACGTTCCTGAAGGGCGTTAATTTCGGGGATTACGCCTCTGGAGTGACCGGCTTCGGGGGGAGGATAAGCGGCGGGGGGGACGCGGAGCTGGAAAGCCTCGTCCTGCGGAGATTCCTTGAGGTTCCGGAATTGCGCTACAACAGGGTCGAAGTCACCGTCGGCAACAGGTGGCGGTGTCCCGGAGCCGGAATAATCGAATCCGTGACGGTGGACAAAGACTCCGAGGGCAACAATCTGGCGACGGGGACGATAAAGCTGCACCTTGAGGACGGTGAGATAGGAGCCATCGCCGTGGACGACATCTGCATGGGCATCTTCCACGACTACGGCGACGGGGCCGCCAACGATTCCGCCAATTCGGACGACGGGCGCGGCAACTTCTGCTTCGCCGGTTTCTCCACGTGCTACTTCAGGATAACCGAAATCACCGAGTCCGCTCGCAATTCGGAGTGCAAGTACTCCCTCCGTCCGGCGTCCGAGCGGTGGTCGAACCAGCATCACCCCATCTCGGCCATGCATTTCTGCTGTTACGGCAGCTTCGCCAAGACGAACAGGCAATCATCGAGGTATTCCACGCTCACTTACGAGCGGTATCTTAAGGGCGTTAACGACTGGGAGCTGACTAAAGACAACCTCGCCGCCCAGTTCGGGGATTTGTCCAACCTGAGCGTTTATGGGATGAACATGGACGGTTACAGCGCCTACCTCGACAACGTCTACTTCAAGGGCGTCGTCCAGAGCGCCGACGGCTCCGTGGTTCTCGACGCGATGAACCGGACGATGAGGCTTGGCGACGGGCTGACCTACAGCCCGTCCGAAGGGCTGAGGATAAAGGGCTCGGTCATCGTTGACGGGAGCGGCCAGCAGGTGACGCTGCCGAACTACAAGGGGCTCTGGGGGGCTGCGGTCTCCTATTCCAAGGGCGACACCGTGACCTACCAGGGCACGACGTACATCTACGCCTACGCCCTGCCTACCTCAGGCCATGCGCCTACCGAGGCAGGCTACTGGTCGGTCTACGCTCAGGGCGGCTCGGACGCTTACTCGGTTGACATCGAGTCCAGCTCCGGCACGTCGTTCAAGAACGGCAAGGGGTCCACCACGCTGACCGCAAGGCTCTACAAGGGAGGGACGGAGGTCACGTCAGGGCTATCCTACAAGTGGTCGCTCACGGACGGCAACGGAGGCGCAGTAGCATCCTTCGTAGACCCCGGCACCAAGAGCATCACGTGCGAGGCCTCCGGCATCTCCGGAGTGGCCATTTACGATTGCGAAATCACTTTAAACGAATAAAGATATGATAGGGATAAGAAATGAGATATTCACGACTCCCAACCCGAACCTCGTGGCAGGGGACTTCGGGGAGTGGAGCAGGTGGTATCCGATTATAAGCGTTAATACGGCAGGGCATGATGGTTTTTATTTTGAATACTGCAAAGACGGAATCATGAAGGATACGAGGCTTGTCTTGTCGTGTGAAATTGATACGGACGGAATGGAGGTCAAGTCCGCAGACGATGTGATTGCGTCTTTCGATATTTCACGAAGTGACAAAAAGAAAGATGCTCGTTCCTTTTATGCATCATATTCATTTCCGAGGCTGAAACAACTTTCGAACTTTCCAGCTACTGGAACGTTCGGGACAACAATCGATTTCATGACCGAATATGATTTTCAAAACCTTGGATTGTGTTTTTCGTGGCACAACCTCAAGGGTCGTTTCCGCTTCCGCAGGCTGAAGGTCGAGCGTGGCTCTTGGTCTCCTTACGTCATAGGGGGGGGG